CGCCGCTATGAGCGCCATCCGGTGCTGGAGCTTTTGCGCAGGCCCAATCCCGGCCAGGGCCGGGTCGAGCTGTTCGAGGCGCTGTTCGGCCAGCTGCTGCTGAGCGGCAACGGCTATCTGGAGGCGGTGGGCGAGGGGCGCGCCGGCCTGCCGGCGGAGCTGCATGTGCTGCGCTCGGACCGGATGGCGGCGGTGCCGGGGCCGGACGGCTGGCCGGTCGCCTATGAATATGCGCTGGGCGGGCGCAAGATCCGTTTCGACATGGCCGGCAGTTCCGATCCCATCTGCCATATCCGCAGCTTTCATCCGCTGGACGATCATTACGGCCTGTCGCCCATGCAGGCGGCGGCGGTGGCGGTCGATGTCCATAACAGCGCCTCGGGCTGGTCCAAGGCGTTGCTGGACAATGCCGCCCGGCCCAGCGGCGCCATCGTCTATCGGGGCGCCGACGGGCAGGGCAGCCTGTCGCCCGACCAGTATGAGCGGCTGGTGGGCGAGATGGAGATGTATCATCAGGGCGCGCGCAATGCCGGGCGGCCGATGCTGCTGGAAGGGGGGCTGGACTGGAAGCCGATGGGGTTTTCGCCCAGCGACATGGAATTCCATGAGACCAAGCTGGCGGCGGCGCGCGAGATCGCCCAGGCCTTTGGCGTGCCGCCCATGCTGATCGGCATTCCGGGCGAGGCGACCTATGCCAATTACGCCGAGGCGCACCGGGCCTTTTACCGGCTGACGGTATTGCCGCTGATCGCGCGGGTGGCCGGGGCGCTGGGCTGGTGGCTGTCGGAGCATCTGGGCGATGAGATCGACCTGCATGCCGATCCCGACCGGGTGCCGGCCCTGGCCGAGGAGCGCGACCGGCATTGGCGGCGCATCGACGGTGCCTCGTTCCTGAGCGCGGCCGAGAAGCGGGCGGAGCTGGGCCTGCCGCCGCTGGCCGGAACCGGCGCGGAGGGGTGAGATGGAGGGTTCGCGTTTCGTCAAGGAGCCCTTCGACTGGCACGACCAGCGCATCGAGACGCAGGAGCGGATCATGGCGCTGCAATTCGGCCAGGTCGAGCGCCGGCTGGAGCGGATCGAGGCGCTGATCGAGGGGCTGGAGCGGCGGTTGTGGATGACCGTTTATGGCGTCGTCGCGGTCATCCTGACCCAGGCGGTGCAGTCGATCCTGGAATATGCGCCGAAAGGGGGTTGAGATGGGCATGAGCCAGCAGGAGCTGGAACTGAAATATGCCGCCGGCGGGCCGCTGGCCGCCGGCGAGGGCGCGGCGGGCGAGGCCGGGATGCGCGTCGAGGGCTATGCCAGCCTGTTCGGCCTGGCCGACCAGGGTGGCGATATCGTGGTCCGGGGCGCCTATGCCGCCAGCCTGGCGCGGCTGGAGGCGCGGGGCGACCGGGTGCGGATGCTGTGGCAGCACGACCCCGCCCGGCCCATCGGCATCTGGGACGAGATCGCCGAGGACGACAAGGGGCTGTGGGTCCGGGGGCGGCTTTTGCCCGAGGTCGCCCAGGCGCGCGAGGCGGCGGCGCTGGTCGCCGCCGGGGCCGTGGACGGGCTGTCGATCGGCTATCGCAGCATCGCCGCCGAGCGCGACGGCAAGGGCCGGCGCCTGTTGTCCGAGATCGAGCTTTGGGAGGTGTCTCTGGTCACCTTTCCCATGCTGACGCAGGCGCGGGTCGGGATGAAATCCGGCCGGCTCGACGAGATGGCGGCGGTGTTCCGCGCCGCGACGCTGGCGCTGCGCGCCGGGTGAGTTTTACCGAAACGGAGGGGATCATGACCGAGGTGAAAGCCGCGGCCGGGGCGGATCTGCCCGGCGAGCTGGGGGCCGAGATGCTGGGCTTTGTCCAGGAGCTGAAGGCATTCCGCAGCGAGATACAGAAACGACTGGAAGCACAGGACGCACGCATGACCATGCTGGACCGCAAGACGATTTCCCGCGCCCGCGCCCCGCTCTCGGCCGAGGCCGAGCAGGGGGCGCCGCATCAGAAAGCCTTTGACGCCTATATCCGCCATGGCGACGACGGCGCGCTGCGCGGGTTGCCGCTGGAGGGCAAGGCGATGACCACCGCCAGCGACGGCGGTTTCCTGGCGGCGCCGACGGTGGCCATGCAGGTGCAGGAGGCGCTGAACCTCACCGCGTCGTTGCGCCGCGTCGCCAATGTGGTGACCGTGGAATCGGCGAGCTACGAGGTGCTGGTGGACATGGGCGACATCGCCCATGGCTGGGCCAGCGAGGCGGGATTGCAGGAGGAGACCGGCACCCCCAGCCTGCAGCGGGTGGTGATCCCGGTGCATGAGCTGTCGGCCATGCCCAAGGCCAGCCAGCGGCTGCTGGACGATGCCGCCTTCGACGTCGAGACCTGGCTGGCCGGGCGCATCGCCGAGAAATTCTCGCGCGCCGAGGCCACGGCCTTCATCTCGGGCGACGGGGTGAACAAGCCGCGCGGCCTGCTGGCCCATGACCGGGCGCCCGACGAGCTGGCGGGACCGGGGCAGATCGGCACCATCCCCTCGGGCGGGAGCGGCGATTTCGCCGCGACCGGACCGGCCGATGCGCTGATCGACATGGTCTATGCCCTGGCGGCGGAATATCGCGCCAATGCCAGTTTCGTGATGAATTCCAAGACCGCCGCCGCGGTGCGCAAGATGCGCGATGCCGACGGCCGCTTTCTGTGGGCCGACAGCCTGGCCATGGGCCAGCCGGCGCAGCTGCTGGGCTATCCGGTGCTGGTCTGCGAGGACATGCCCGATATCGGGCCCGGCGCCCATGCCATCGCCTTTGGCGATTTCCGCGCCGCCTATACCATCGTCGAGCGGCCGGACTTGCGGGTGCTGCGCGACCCGTTCTCGGCCAAGCCGCATGTGCTGTTTTATGCCACCAAGCGCGTCGGCGGCGGCGTCACCGATGCCCGCGCGGTCAAGCTGATGGACTTCGGCTGATCCGGGGCCGAAGCGGGGGCCGCGCGCTTCGTCGCCGCCTTGCCGGCAATGCAGCTGTCCGCGCGTGCCAGGACGGCGATGCGCGGCCCCCTTATCGCCGTGGATGCGGCCAGCCCAGCGACCGGGAGAGAGGAAGATGATGCTTGTGGAAGTGACGGCGCCTGCCGTCGAGGCGCTGCCCGTGGCCGGGCTGCGCGACCATCTGCGGCTGGCCAGCGGCTTTGCCCCGGCCGGGGATGCCGCCGAGGAAGCGGCGCTGGCCGGGTTCCTGCGCGCCGCCATCGCCGCCATCGAGGCGCGCACCGGCAAGGTGCTGCTGTCGCGCCGGTTCCGGCTGCGGCTGGAGGATTGGCGCGACCCGGCCGGCCAGCCGCTGCCGCTGGCCCCGGTCGGGGCGGTCGAGCGGGTCGAGATCGCCGATGCCGCCGGTGCGGCGCTGCCGGTCGATCCGGCGCGCTACCGGCTGGTGCCGGACCTGCAGCGCCCGGTGCTGGCGCCGGTGGGGGCGGAACTGCCGGCGGTGCCGGCGGGCGGCTTTGTCGCCGTCACCTTTTGCGCCGGATTCGGGCCCGGCTGGGCGCAGGTGCCGGCGGACCTGGCGCAGGCGGTGCTGATGCTGGCCGCGCGCTATCACGAGGACCGCAGTTTCGAGGGATCGGCCGGGGCGTTGCCCTTTGGCGTGGGCGCGCTGGTCGAACGCTGGCGCGCGGTGCGGGTGCTGGGAGGGCGCGGCCAGCCGCGCCGCCGCGGATGAGGGCGCCGCGGACGACGGTGCCGCTGGTCGTGGAATCGCCGCTGCGGGTGCCCGACGGCATGGGCGGGTTTCGCCTGACCTGGCAGGAGGTCGGGCGGGTCTGGGCCGAGATGCGTTCGGGTGCCGGGCGCGAGCGCGGCGCCGAGCTGGGGGCGCAAAGCGTCGTGACCTGGCGCATCGCCATGCGCGCGGCGCCGCTGGGCGATGCCCGCCGCCCGCGCCCCGAGCAGCGGCTGCGCCTGGGCGAGGGCGAGACGGCGCGCCGGTTCCGCATCGAGGCGGTGGCCGAGGCCGATCCCGGCGGCCGCTGGCTGGTCTGCATCGCGAAAGAGGAGATGGGGACATGAGTTATCGCGGGACGGCGGCGTTGCAGGCCGAGGTCTACCGGGTGCTGCGCGGGGACGGGGTGCTGGCGGCGCTGGTGGGCGATGCGATCTATGACGCGATGCCGGTGACGGCGCCGGCGGGGGTGCATGTCGCGCTGGGCCCCGAGGAGGTGCGCGACGCCGGCGACATGACCGCGCCGGGGGCGGTGCATGATTTCGTGGTCTCGGTCCTGTCGGGGGCCGAGGCGGCGGGCGGTTTCGGCGCCGTCAAGGCGGCGGCGATCGCGGTCAGCGAGGCGCTGGAGGGCGGCGAAATGGTGCTGGAGCGCGGGCATCTGGCGGGGCTGTGGTTCCTGCGCGCCCGCGCCCGGCGGGTGGAAAACGGCGCGGGGCGGCGGGTCGATCTGACCTTTCGCGCGCGCATCGACCTGGGTTGAGGAGAGACGGCGATGGCGGTGCAAAGCGGACGCGACCTGCTGATCAAGATGGACATGACCGGCGACGGCCAGTTCGAGACCGTGGCGGGGCTGCGGGCGACCCGGCTGGGCTTCAATGCCGAGACGGTGGACGTGACCAGCCTGGAAAGCCAGGGGCGCTGGCGCGAATTGCTGGCGGGCGCGGGGGTGCGCTCGGCCAGCATCTCGGGGTCGGGGGTGTTCCGGGACGGGACCACGGACGAACGCGCGCGGCAGGTGTTTTTCGACGGCGAGGTGCCGCGCTTCCAGGTGGTGATCCCGGATTTCGGCACCGTCGAGGGGCCGTTCCAGATCACCGCGCTGGAATATGCGGGCAGTTACAATGGCGAGGCGACATATGAGATTTCCATGGCAAGCGCAGGCGCGATCAGCTTTGCCGCCTTCTGAGCCGGCCAATCCGCGAGCGGGCGAGGTCGAGATCTGGCTGGACGGGCGGGCGCATCTGGCCAAGCTGACCCTGGGCGCGCTGGCGGGGCTGGAGGCGGAACTGGGCGCGGAAAGCATGATCGCGCTGGTTGAACGCTTTGAAAGCGGGCGGTTTTCCAGCCGCGACGTGATGGCGGTGCTGGTCGCGGGCCTGCGCGCCGGCGGCTGGCCGGGCGGCATGGAGGCGCTGGCCGCGGCCGATCTGCGCGGCGGGCCGGTGGCGGCCGCCCATGCGGCGGCGGCGCTGCTGGCGCGGGCTTTCCGCATCGAGGGGACATGAGCGGCGGGCTGGACTGGCCGGGGCTGATGCGCATGGGGCTGGGGCCGGCGCGGCTGGGCGGGCTGGGGCTGAGGCCCGCCGAGTTCTGGGCGCTGACCCCGGCCGAGCTGGCCCTGATGCTGGGCGTCGAGGCGCGCGGCGCGGCGGCGATGACCCGCGACCGGCTGGCGGAACTGGTCGCGCGCTATCCCGACCGGCCCGCAGGTTAGCATGAAAGGAGGCGTCGTCATGGCGGAGAAGGACGGATTGGACCGGCTGGAGGAGGACGGCCCGGCGCTGGGCCGCGGCCTGGACGAAAGCGCGCGGCTGGCGGCGGCGTTCGACGCGGAATTGGGGCGGCTGCGGGCCTCGATGGTCTATACCAACCGCGAGGTCGGCACGCTGGCATCGGGGATCGGCAGCGGGCTGCGCCGGGCCTTTTCGGGGCTGGTGCTGGACGGCATGAAGCTGTCGGACGCGCTGAAGGGCGTGGCGCGCAGCATGGCCGACAGCGCATTCGCCGTGGCGATGAAGCCGGTCGAGCAGGCGCTGGCCGGGGCCATCGCGCAGGGGGTGAACGGCATGGTTTCGGCCGTGCTGCCCTTTGCCCAGGGGGCGGCGTTTTCGCAGGGGCGGGTGATGCCCTTTGCCAAGGGCGGGGTGGTCAGCCAGCCCACCTATTTCCCGATGCGCGGCGCCACCGGGCTGATGGGCGAGGCCGGGGCCGAGGCGATCATGCCCTTGCGCCGCGGCGCAGACGGGCGGCTGGGGGTGGCGGCATCCGGCGGCGGGCGGCCGGTCAACGTGACCTTCAACGTCTCGACCCCCGACGTGGCGGGGTTCCAGCGCAGCCAAAGCCAGATCGCCGCGCAGATGGGCCGGCTTCTGGCGCGCGGGGAAAGGAACGGCTGAAATGGCATTTCACGAGATCAGGTTCCCGGCGAACCTGTCCTTTGGCTCGGTCGGGGGACCCGAGCGGCGGACGGAAATCGTCGCGCTGACCAATGGCCACGAGGAACGCCGCTCGCCCTGGGCGCATTCGCGGCGGCGCTATGACGCCGGGCTGGGCCTGCGCTCGCTGGACGACGTGGCGGCGCTGATCGCCTTTTTCGAGGCGCGGGCCGGGCAGATGCACGGCTTTCGCTGGAAGGACTGGGCGGATTGCAAGTCCTGCGCGCCAAGCGCGGCGGTCAGCTTTCAGGACCAGGAGATCGGCATGGGCGACGGGGTGCGGCGCGAATTTGCGCTGGGCAAGGCCTATGCCTCGGGTCCGGGGCGCTATTGGCGGCCGGTGGCCAAGCCGGTCGAGGGCACGGTGCGGGCCGGGGTGGGCCAGGTGGAATTGCGCGCCGGGCTGGATTTCGCGGTGGATTGGGCGACGGGGGTGGTCAGCTTCGCCGCGCCGCCCGAGCCGGGGGCCCTGGTCACGGCCGGGTTCGAGTTCGACGTGCCGGTGCGCTTCGACACCGACCGGATCGCGGTCTCGGTCGCGTCCTTCCAGGCGGGCGACCTGCCGCAGGTGCCGGTGGTGGAGGTGCGGCTATGAGCGAGACGATCGCGCGGGCCTGGGCGGTCGAGCGCCGCGACGGGCTGGTGCTGGGATTCACCGATCATGATGGGGTGCTGTCCTTTGACGGCGTGACCTTTCGCCCCGATAGCGGGCTGAGCGCGCGGGCGCTGGTGCAGGGTCTTGGCCTGTCGGTCGATAACAGCGAGGCGGTGGGGGCGCTGTCGGACGGCGCCATCACCGAGCGCGACCTGATGGCCGGGCGCTGGGACGGCGCCGAGGTGCGGCTGTGGGAGGTGGACTGGACCGATGCCGCGAACCGGCGGCTGCTTTTCCGCGGCCATCTGGGCGAGGTGATGCGCAGCGGCGCGGCGTTCCGGGCCGAGCTGCGCGGCCTGTCCGAGCCTTTGAACCGGGCGCAGGGGCGGGTCTATCACCCGCGCTGCTCGGCCGTGCTGGGGGACGGGCAGTGCCGGTTCGACCTGGGCCGCCCCGGCTATGCGGCCGAGGGCGCGGTCGAGGCCGAGGATGAGGGCCGGCTGGTCCTGTCGGGCGTCGCGGGCCATGACGCGGGCTGGTTCGAGCATGGGCAGCTTGTGGTGCTGTCGGGCGCGGCCGAGGGGCTGTCTGGCCTGGTCAAGGCGGATGCCGCCCTGCCGGGCGGGGGCCGCGAGGTCGAATTATGGACCGCGCTGGGCATCCGGCCCGCCGCGGGCGAACGGGTGCGGCTGGAGGCGGGTTGCGACAAGCGGGCCGAAACCTGCCGGATGAAGTTCCTGAACTATCTGAACTTTCGCGGTTTTCCGCATCTGCCGCCCGAGGACTGGCTGATCGCGCCCAAGGTGAACCGATGAGCGCGGTGGTTCAGGCGGCGCGGGGCTGGATCGGCACGCCCTATGTGCATCAGGGCTCGGTCAAGGGGGCGGGGACGGATTGCCTGGGGCTGGTGCGCGGCATCTGGCGCGAATTGTGCGGCGCCGAGCCCGAGGCGATGCCGGCCTATACCCCCGACTGGGGCGAGGTCGGCGGGGCCGAGCTGCTGCTGGGCGGGGCGGGGCGGCTGCTGCGGCCCGCGCCCGACGAGCGACCGGGCGACGTTCTGGTCTTTCGTATGCGGGCCGGGGCGGTGGCCAAGCATATGGGAATAGCGGCGGATATCGGCGCGCGGGCGAGTTTCATCCATGCCTATGACCGGCATGGCGTGGTCGAAAGCCCGCTGTCGGCGCCGTGGCGGGCGCGGATCGCCGGGCGGTTCCGGTTTCCGCCGGGTTGAGGGAAAGGAAGGGGCGCAATGGCGACGATACTGCTGGCGGCGGCGGGGGCCTCGCTTGGGGCGGGGTTCGGCGGCACGGTCCTGGGGCTTTCGGGCGCCGTCATCGGCCGGGCCGTGGGCGCGAGCCTGGGCCGGATGATCGACCAGCGCCTGCTGGGCGGCGGCTCGAAGGCGGTCGAGACCGGGCGCGTGGACCGGATGCGCATCCAGACCGCGGGCGAGGGCACGCCGGTGGCGCGCGTCTGGGGACAGATGCGGGTGCCGGGCCATGCGATCTGGGCCGGCCCGCTGGTCGAGACCCGGCGCAGCCAGGGCGGCGGCAAGGGGTCCGGCCCCAGCGTGACCGAGATCGGCTATCGCGCCAGCCTGGCACTGGCGCTGTGCGAGGGGCCGATCCTGGGCGTGGGCCGCATCTGGGCGGATGGCGAGGAGGTCTCGGCCGAGGCGCTGAACATGCGGGTTTACCTGGGCTGCGAGGAGCAATTGCCCGACCCGGCCATCGCCGCCGAGGAGGGCGAGGCGGCGCCGGCCTATCGCGGGCTGGCCTATGTCGTGCTGGAGGATCTGGCGCTGGAGACATGGGGCAACCGGGTGCCGCAGCTATCCTTCGAGGTCACGCGGGCGGCCAGCCAGGGCCGGGGCCTGTCGCGCGAGGTGCAGGCGGTCGCCATGATCCCCGGCACCGGCGAATATGCGCTGGCGAGCACGCCGGTCAGCTATGACATGGGCCTGGGCGAGATGCGGGTCGCCAATCGCAACAGCGCGCTGGGGGCGACGGATTTCCTGGCCTCGATGGCGACGCTGGGGCGGGAATTGCCGCGGGTCGGCTCGGTCTCGCTGGTGGTGTCCTGGTTCGGGGACGATCTGCGGGTCGGCGAATGCGCGGTGCGGCCCAAGGTCGAGGATCTGTCGCGCGACGGCCAGGGCATGGCCTGGCGCGCCGGCGGCATCGGGCGCGACGCGGCGCAGGCGGTGGCGCGGGTGGACGGGCGGCCGATCTATGGCGGCACGCCCGCCGACGGCTCGGTCGTCGAGGCGCTGCGGGCGATCGCCGAAAGCGGGCGCAAGGCGGTGTTCTATCCCTTTATCCTGATGGAGCAACTGGCGGGGAACGGCCGGCCCGATCCCTGGAGCGGGGCCGCGGACCAGCCGGTCATGCCCTGGCGCGGGCGCATCACCACCAGCATCGCGCCGGGGCGCGAGGGCAGCCCGGCGGGGACCGAGGCGGCCGCCGAGGAGGTGGCGCGGTTCTTTGGCAGCGCCGAGGCCGGGGATTTCAGCCGCGACGGTGCGGCGATCCGCTATCACGGGCCGGAGGAATGGTCCTATCGCCGCTTCATCCTGCATTACGCGCATCTTTGCGCCGCGGCGGGCGGGATCGACGCCTTTCTGATCGGCTCGGAAATGGTCGGGCTGACCACGATCATGGCGGCGGGGCATGGTTTCCCGGCGGTGGCCGAGTTGCGGCGGCTGGCGGCGGATGTGCGCGGGATTTTGGGCGAAGGGGTCAAGGTCGGCTATGCCGCCGACTGGTCGGAATATTTCGGCCATCATCCCGGCAATGGCGACGTGCATTTCCACCTGGACCCGCTTTGGGCCGACGAGAACATCGACTTTGTCGGCATCGACAATTACATGCCGCTGTCGGATTGGCGCGAGGGCGAGGATCACCTGGACGCGCATTGGGGGCGCATCGACGATCCGGCCTATCTGCTGGCCAATGTCGCCGGCGGCGAGGGCTATGACTGGTATTACGCCAGCGATGCCGACCGGCTGGCGCAGCGGCGCACGGCGATCCATGACGGCGCCCATCACGAGCATTGGATCTGGCGCCCGAAGGACATCCGCGGCTGGTGGCAGAACGCCCATCACGACCGCATCGGGGGGGTGCGGCAGGCGCAGCCCTCGGCCTGGGTGCCGGGGCTGAAGCCCGTGTGGTTCACCGAGATGGGCTGCGCGGCGCTGGACAAGGGCACCAACCAGCCCAACAAGTTCCTGGACGCGATGAGTTCGGAATCGATGCTGCCCTGGTTTTCGGACGGGCGGCGGGACGACCTGGTGCAGGCGGCCTATATCCGGGCGATGACCGGGTTCTGGGGCGATCCGGCCAACAATCCGGCGCGGGTCGCCCATGGCCGGACCGGGGCCGGGCGGATGGTGGACATGGCGCGCGCCCATGTCTGGTGCTGGGATGCGCGGCCCTTTCCGGCCTTTCCGGCGCGGACCGACCTGTGGTCGGACGGCCCGGCATGGGAGCGCGGCCATTGGCTGAACGGCCGGGCCGGCGCGGTGCCGCTGGCCGATGTGGTGGCCGAGATCTGCCGCGCGGCCGGGGTGCGGGCCTTTGATGCCGAGGCGCTGCGCGGATTGGTGCGCGGCTATGCGCTGTCGGGGGCCGAGACCGGGCGGGCGGCCTTGCAGCCCCTGATGCTGGCGCATGGCTTCGACGCGGTCGAGCGCGACGGCGCCCTGCGTTTCGTCATGCGCGGGGCGCGGGTCGAGGCCGAGCTGGGGCCGGAGGACATGGCGCTGGCCGAGGAGGTCGAGGCGCCCGAGGTCTCGCGCGCTGCCGATGCCGAGATGGCGGGCCGCATCCGGCTGACCCATGTCGAGGCCGGCGGCGATTATGCCGCGCGCACCGCCGAGACGATGATGCCGGGGGCCGAGTTCCTGGCGGTTTCGGACAGCGAATTGGCGATGGCGCTGACGCGGGCCGAGGGGCGGGCGCTGGCGGAACGCTGGCTGGCGGAGGCGGCGGTGGCGCGGGACGCGGTGCGGTTCGCGCTGCCGCCATCGCTGGGGCATCTGGGGCCGGGGGACGTGGTGCGGCTGGCCGAGGGGGCGGCCGAGCCGAAACGTTGGCGCATCGACCGCATCGAGCGGGCGGGGGCGATCACCGTGGACGCCGTGCGGGTCGAGCCGGGGGTCTATCGCCCGGCCCGCGTGGTCGAAAGCGAGGCGGCGCTGCGCCCCTTTGTGCCGCCGATCCCGGTCTGGCCGGTCTTTCTGGACCTGCCCTTGCTGCGCGGCGACGAGGTGCCCCATGCGCCGCATCTGGCGGTGACGGCGACGCCCTGGCCGGGGGCGGCGGCGGTCTGGGTCTCGACCGAGGAGGCGGGGGGATATGCGCTGAACGCGACGCTGGCCCGGCCTTCGGTGATGGGGGTGACGGAAGGGCCGCTATCGGCGGCGCGGCCGGGTGTCTGGGATCGCGGGCCGGCGCTGCGGGTCCGGGTCAAGGGCGGCGATCTGCGTTCCGCCGGGGTCGAGGCGCTGCTGGCGGGCGCGAACCTGCTGGCGATCGGCGACGGCTCGGCCGAGGGCTGGGAATTGCTGCAATTCCGCGATGCGCGGCTGGTCTCGGCCGGGATCTGGGAGCTGTCGATGCGGCTGCGCGGGCAGGCGGGGACGGATGCCTTCATGCCGGAGGTGTGGGCGGCGGGCAGCCTGGTGGTGCTGCTGGACGGGGCGGCGGCGCAGGTCGATCTGGCGCCCTCGGCCCGCAACCAGCTGCGGCATTGGCGCATCGGGCCGGCGACGCGCGGCCCCGATGATGCCAGCTATCGCCATGTCGCCGCGGCGTTCCGCGGCGCCGGGCTGCGGCCGCTGTCGCCCTGTCACCTGGAGGTGCAGGGCCGGGTCGTGACCTGGCTGCGGCGCACGCGCATCCAGGGCGACGGCTGGGACGGGCCGGACGTGCCCCTGGGCGAGACGCAGGAGCGTTACGCCGCCCGGCTGGTCCGGGACGGGCAGGTTCTGGCCGAGGCGGTGCTGGCCGAGCCGCGCTGGGCGGTGCCGGAAGCCGTCTGGGCCCAGGCCGCCCTGGGTGGGGGCTTTGCCGTCGAGATCGCCCAGCTTTCCGACACGTTCGGGCCGGGGCCGTTTGCAAGGAGGATGATCCATGTCTGA